AGTGAACTTGCGAGGCTTTTGGGCATTAGTAAGCCTGCGGTCTGCCAGTGGAAGGCACAAATCCCTGAGTTGCGTTTGCGCCAGCTCAAAGACTTGAAGCCTGATTGGTTTTTAACGGAGGAAACATGAAAAAAGCACTGATTGCAATTTGGATTGCGGCATCTACCACAACGGTCTGGGCGGCTTGCTCAACTCATACCTACTATGCCAATGGAAGGTATGTCACCTGCACCACCTGTTGCTATGGGAACAACTGCAATACAAACTGCTATTGAAGTATGATTGTTTGAAACGCGGCTAGGTTGGAAGTCATGAGCCAACCGAAAAGAGAACAGACCCCTCCTGCCGAGGTTTCTTTTTCAGGGTCTTGTTGAGGTCTGAAAATGCACTACTATTCTTTTCACGTTAGTGATTACATCCACGATACCGCCCATTTAAGCAATGATGAAGATTTGGCTTACCGCCGACTTCTTGATTTGTATTACACCCAAGAAAAACCAATCCCAAACAGAACCCACGAGGTTGCCAGACGCATCCGAATGGGTAAAAACATTGACGCTGTTCAAACTGTTTTAGAAGAGTTTTTCATGTTCAGCCTAGAACATGATTTTTGGTTTCACAAAAGATGTGATGAAACAATTGCCGCATACCAGGCAAAAGCTGAGAGAAATCGGGCGGTTGGCAAACTTGGTGGAAGGCCGAAATCTAACCCACAAGAAACCCAAACGGTTTCCAAACATAACCCTAACCATAAACCAATAACCAATAACCATAAACCAATAAAAGAAAGAGCAACTAGCGTTGCTTGCCCTCCTGATGTAAACGAACAGGTTTGGCAAGATTGGCTGCAACTGCGGAAATCAAAAAAGGCATCAGTCACCGAAACCGTGGTTAAGGGCGCACGGGCTGAAGCTGCCAGGCTGGGATGGGGTTTGGAAAGTTTTTTGGTTGAATGGTGTACCAGAGGTAGCCAAGGCTTAAAAGCTGAATGGATTACTGAAAAACAAACCCAAAATGGTTTGACAAAAACAGGGCAGCGCAATGCCACTGTCCTGCAAGGCTTAACTCGTGGTTTACTTGGAGGGCAAAGCAATGTCCAATTACTCAAATAACGAATGCACACAGGATGAAGGGCTGGACTACATTTTTGGCCGCATGAGTGCAATTTACGGGGCAGCATTTTTGCGGCACTGGGAGGGTGTTGACCTCGAGCTGGTGCGGCAGGAGTGGCAAAGGCAGCTTGGCAACTTTTTGACTTACCGCCCAAGCATGGACTACGCCATTGACCGTTGCCATGCTGACTACCCACCAAGCGCAATTAAGTTCCGAGAATTCTGCAATGCAGGGCCAAACATTCCACGAAACCAAGCCCAGATTGAATACAACCCAAAGCCTGTTAATCCTGAAGTTATTGCCGAGGCCAAGCGCAAACTTGCTGAGTTAAGGTCAAGATGGACGAATTAGAAAAATTAATGTGCAGTGTGCCTGGTTGCCAGAAACGCTGGTCTGTCCACATAAATGGGCAAAAGCCAATGTGCTCAGAGCACCAATGGTCGGACAAAAAGCCTGCAACCAAGCGGGATATTGCAGTCGCAACATTTACACAACCACCAGTCCAGCACTGGCAAGATGATGAGATTTTTTAATGCATGACCACAAATCCTTATTGGACAGAAGACGGGAAGGCCAAGAATTTAGCCTTGCTGACATCAACCGAGCGTTGCAAGATGCTGGAGACCTTGCGCCAGACCGAGGCAAGAGACTGGATTCGCCGATATCGACTGAAATCAAAACAGTTTGGGCAGCAGAAGGCGCAGGCTTGGTGGCTGGATGTAAAGATGAGCCTAAAGAAGCGGCGTGGCCAGGCTGGTCTCGATACCTTGATTGCAGAAATGGAGAGACAACGTGATGTCAATCGTCTTTGATGTGCCGCTTGAACCCAAGGGCAAAGGCAGGCCGAGGTTTTCCCGACATGGAAAATTCACTAAGGTTTACACCGACCAAGCAACACTTGATTACGAAACTGCAATCCAACTGTGCGCCAGCAAAGCAATGGGGGCAAGCAAACCACTAGAAACGCCTGTGAGTGTTTATTTGTACATCAGGACACCAATCCCCCAGTCGTACTCAAAAAAGCGCACAGAGGCTTGTTTAAGCGGTTCTGAGCGCCCAGCAAAGAAGCCAGACATTGACAATGTAGCGAAGGCATTTTTGGATGCAATGAACGGCACGGTTTATCTTGATGACACCCAAGTGGTCGAGCTGAACATCAAAAAGGTTTATTCAGCGGTGGCTGGTGTGGATGTTGCAATTATGGAGGCTGCATGAACCCTTACAAAATAACTGAACCAACTTGCATTAGCTTTAGCGGTGGGCGCACAAGTGCATATATGTTGTATAAAGTATTAGAAGCTGGGGGGGGGCAACTGCCAAGCGAGGCTGTTGTTTGCTTTGCCAATACTGGTAAGGAAGATGAGGCCACATTGAAGTTTGTACAAGCCTGCTCTGACAATTGGAGTGTTTCTATTACATGGATTGAATACCAAAAAAAATCGCCTGGTTATAAAGTTGTGACTTTTGAAACAGCAAGCCGCAATGGTCAACCATTTGAAGAAATGCTATTTAACAAACAATATTTGCCATCTCCTGTTATGCGATTTTGCACTACCGAATTAAAAATTCGACCTATGGCTAAATATTTATTTGACATTGGCATAACTGAAACAAAATCACAAGGTGAAACAGCGGCCATGATTGGTATTCGCGCTGACGAACAACGTAGAGCAGCCAAAATACCCGATAAAAGCCGTTTGCCATTGGTAACGGCTGGCGTAACAAAGCATGATATTTCGGCATTTTGGCGAAACCAGCCTTTTGATCTAGAGTTACCAAACAATAATGGGGTGACCATGCATGGAAATTGTGACTTGTGCTACTTAAAACCGACCCATCAAGTTCTTAGTTTGATAGCAGAAAAGCCTGAACGTGCTAAATGGTGGGCAAGAATGGAAGCTACACACACAAACAAAGCAATTAATCAAGGTGGTTTATTTAGAAAAGACAGGCCAAATTATGCGGCGCTTGCAAAATATGCGGCTTCGCAACACGATATGTTTGACCAAAATGAAGAAGCAATATCCTGTTTTTGTGGAGATTAAATGAGACCAGAAGATGCGGCGCAAGCCATCAGAGACAAAGCCCCAGCATTTGGGGAGGCCAAAGCCCAACGGGTATACCTTGAGGAATTCCGCAAATCCAAAAAAGCCCTTTTGATGAAAGATGCCTTAACATTGGGCATTGAAGCGGCAAACGCACAGGAGCGGGAAGCGTATGCCCACCCAAGTTATCAACAGCTTATTCGTGGATTAGCTGAAGCGATTGAAAAAGAGGAAACGCTGAAATGGGAGATTGAGGCGGCACGGCTGGACATTGAGATTTGGCGTTCACGGGAAGCAACCAACAGAAACCAAGACAGGGCGCACCAGTGAAATGCCCAGTTTGTGGAACATGGACAATCGTGAAAGAGACCCGAACATCAACAGGCAACACGAGGCGCAGGCGCATGGAATGTGCAAATGAGCACAGGTTTACAACACTGGAGACAATCGTTGATAGAAAAACACCAATACATCAGAAGCAAAAAACTGCTGAAGATGGTTGCAAGTCTTGACTGCCAAGCCTGCGGGTCGGGTTACATGGTCCAAGCCGCACACACAAACTGGGGTGGCGGCAAGGGTAGAGGAATCAAAGCGGATGACAATCTGGTGGCGGCTTTATGTCTGAAATGCCATTACGAGATTGACCAAGGGAAAACACTTAGCAAACAGGAAAGGCAAGACTTATGGCAAGAAGCACACCAAAAGACAGTAGCAGCACTGCAAGACCAGTGGCCCGTGGGAGTGCCGATGCCATGAAGGTTGTGCAAAAGCCTGTGGACAAATTGATACCCTACATCAACAACAGCCGCACCCACAGCGATGAACAGGTGGCGCAGATTGCCGCAAGCATTAAGGAATTCGGGTGGACAAACCCAATACTGGTTGATGGGGAAAACGGCATCATTGCAGGTCATGGGCGGCTGATGGCAGCAAGGAAGCTGGGATATACAGAAGTGCCAACCATCGAGCTGAAAGACCTGACCGAGACCCAGCGCAAGGCTTACATCATTGCTGACAACCGTTTGGCACTCAATGCAGGCTGGGACAATGAAATGCTGACCATCGAGCTAAATGACTTGCTGGCAGATGGCTTTGCCTTAGAAATGCTGGGCTTTGACCCCAAAGAATTAGACGCACTGCTTGAGCCTGAGGTATTGGAGGGGTTGACAGACGAGGATGCTGTGCCTGATGTGCCTGATGAGCCAACCACTAAGCTGGGCGACATTTACCAGTTGGGCAACCATCGTTTGATGTGTGGCGACAGCACCAGCATCGATGCTGTCACGAAACTTACAAGCGGGGGGGGGGGTAGATATGTTGTTAACTGATCCACCTTACAACGTTGCTTATGAAGGCAGCACAAAGGAAAAATTGACCATCAAAAATGACAATATGGCAAACGATCAGTTTCGTCAGTTTTTGAGAGATGCGTTTGTTACCGCTGACTTAGTGATGAAAGCTGGCGCAGTTTTTTACATTTGGCACGCTGATAGCGAAGGATTAAATTTTCGAGGTGCTTGCGTCGATGCTGGCTGGACTGTGCGCCAATGCCTGATTTGGAAAAAGTCCAGTTTGGTCATGGGGCGACAGGATTACCACTGGAAGCACGAGCCTTGTCTTTATGGATGGAAAGACGGTGCTGGACACCTTTGGTCGGCAGACCGTAAGCAAACCACCATTTTGGAATTTGACAAGCCCAGCCGAAACGGAGAACACCCAACAATGAAACCAGTTGCGTTGTTTGAGTATCAAATGCTTAACAATACAAAAGGCGGCGACATCGTTTTGGATTTGTTTGGTGGAAGCGGCACAACCTTACTGGCAGCAGAAAAGCATGGAAGACACGCCAGACTGATGGAATTAGACCCAAAGTATTGCGATGTCATCGTTAAACGGTGGGAAGACTTTACAGGCAAGAAAGCCGTTTTATTGACAGAAGCAGCAGAAACTGCTTAACATCGAACAAATTCCCCTCTATAAATGAATCACACACACAAACCCACAGACAAAACTCGCAAACTGGTTGAATCCAGCAGCGGATTAGGCTTGCCGCACGAGTCCATTGCCTGCTTGGTTGGCATTGATGACAAGACCCTGCGGAAGCATTACAGGAATGAGCTGGACTTGGGCAAAGCCAAAGCCCACGGGCAGATTGCCAAGACGCTGTACAGCAAAGCCGTGGGTGGAGACACCACAAGCCTTATCTGGTGGACAAAGACACAAATGCGCTGGGCTGAGACTGTTAAGCAAGAACACACTGGTGCAGACGGTGCGCCCCTGTTGTTTGAGCGCATCGAGCGTGTGGTGGTGGATGCAAAAAATACTGAAGATTGATACGCCTCGCTGGGCATTGCCTTTGACAAGCCCAAGCCGATACAAGGGCGCATGGGGTGGTCGGGGCAGCGGTAAGTCCCA